GAATACCAACATCCAAGGAACCTGCGTCGACATGAAGTTTTCTTGCAGCACTCGCCGTGCCGATGCCGACGTTGCCTTGCACGCGGTTCATCAGTATGTCTCCACCTCCGGGGCTCAGGTCGAGGTTATGACTGGCATCGACAACTATCCCCGGACCCCCGGCACCGGCATTGGTCAGCATAGTTATCTCTCGGCCCTCGGTCCCTGAGACGATCAAGCCGTCCGTGCTAGACCCGTCATAAATTTCGAGCAAAGCACTCGGACTCGCCGTTCCGATACCTAATTTTCCGCTTTCAATATAAAGGTTCTTTGCTCCGTTGATCGTTGTATGAGACGTGATCGTGGTGCTGCCCGAGGAATCGATCTTGAAACGCGGATTGCTCGTCCCGTTCTGTGCGAAATAGACAAGATCGTCGTCGCCGGTCGTCCGGCAATCGAGCTTGTAGGCCGGACTCGCCGTTCCGATGCCCAGTCCCGTTGTGGTGAGGCGCATGGTTTCCGCCATGTTGTTCTTCCATGCGTGGTAGTTCCCGAGACGATCGATGATGTATTCGTCCTTATTGCCAACGTCGGAGAACTTGAATCCCCCGTTCGTCCCGGTAGATCTGACGTTGATATAGGTGCTGTCCTGCTGGATGAGAAGTTCACCTGTCCCCGGTCGCAGCATTACGTTCCCCACAACGTCCAAGGGATAGGCAGGACTCGCCGTTCCGATGCCGACGTTTCCTCCGTCTAAAATCTGGATACCCAGCTCATCGCCACCGTGCAAAATGAGAGACTTAGTGCCGCCGGGGGCGATCCTGATGTCGTTGCCATTCCCCTCGATTGCCCCGTGTTTGTAATTGGTAGATCCAACTGTAACCTTCTTTGAGCTATCAGCAACCCACACGTCCCCTGCTGTCACCTTCAGATCCCCGCCGTCAATTTCGAGCTTCTCGCTCGGTGAGTCAGTTCCGATGCCGACGTTTCCCGTTGTGCGCTTGACCACAAGCCGATCGGTTCCGTTTTCTTGTAGGTGTAGATCTTCACCTGATCCGGCGTTGATCTTCAAAGCCCCGCTGCTCGACATCCTGTCGCCAGTGAAATCCCAATAGGGGCCAAGTTCGGCGTATGTATCCGACACGCCCCCGCCAGCCACAAGCTTCCCCGTATGAACCTCGGCCAGATCACCCGTGAAGATCTCGCTCCCACTTGGGTCTGCACAGTTCAGTAAAAACTTGATCGCGTTCTCAGAGTTGCCCCATCCGAAAAAGCCCTTCTTTCCGGCGCTGGCGTCGGTGTCATAGTAATGGAACTCGATGCCGCGATCCTTGCTGTCACTTCCTACTGGTGGGGATTCCCCGCCCAGGGTGAACACGGGATCTTCAATGGTGACGACTGTCGAGTTGATCGTGGTCGTTGTACCATCAACCTGCAGATCACCGGTGATGATGAGCGTGTCCTGGCTTGCATCCCACAACGTGTACTTGCTTGCGGTCTCTCCCCAGAAGCGGACATCCTTGCCATCGGTATCGGCACCGATGATAACAGTTCCATCAACTTCTAAATTCCCTTGGATAAGACCGCCAGCATTAAGCCCAACAGATCCAGTGGCCGTAACGGTAACTTCGTTAATTGACTGATGAACAACTACACTCTCGTTACTCATGCGATAATCTCCTCCTCAAGTGAAAATGTTAGTCGGAAGAGGTGTTCCACTTCGCTTGTTGCAACGCGCGTAATCTTTAAATCCCCATTCACCGTAGTCGTTTCATTTGGGAGTGCATCACTTTCATCGGTGTCCCATTTCAATTGAATGTTTGGCCCTTCACTCGGGGGATCATCTATTAGCACGATGCGGCTGTTTGTCGTAGTAAGCTCATCTATCATCGGCCCTTGCACGCCTCCGTCTGCATACGATAGCCTTATAACCATCGAAGCACTATAGACTCCGGCTTCACCAAGGTTCACAGGATCGGTCTGCCCAGCTAAAATGTAAGTCACATCAACTGTTTGATTCAAACCCCGCTGTAAGTTTATGTTAGCCATATAAACTGATTAAAGTTTTTCGCGAGCTTCCTGCAAGTTCTGTACCGTTCCACCAACAAAACCCTTAGCTGCCGCTTCATCTCCGTTGAACACTTGCCCTTCCATATCTTCTTCTTTGATAGAAGTTCTGCGCGCACTTACAAAATCTCTAAATGATGCACCGGTTTTATCTATGCGTTCTTGCAAGAATGCAATTTGTTTTTCAGTAACCGGCAGACCAGGAGCACCTGTGCCTTTATACTTACCAGACTTGATCATTACCATCTTCACCCCCATTCGTTCCATGAGTTCACTTACATCTGCAATTTGCAGAAAAGCACCGACGCTACCCACGACACTTGATGGCGTGGCAAATAGTTTAGTAGCGCCGGCGCCTATCCAATACGCCGCAGATCCCATCATGCTGTCAGTAAATGAGACCACCTGTTTAGTAGTGGCTGCCTTGCTCACGGCGTTGGCCGCTTCTGCTACTCCAGTAGTGAAGCCACCTGGAGAATCTATGTTAAGAAAAATTGAATCGACTTTATCTGATCTAACAGCTGCACTTAGTTCGGCCGTGAACTGATTAAGTTCTGCCATACCGAGATAACGAGCAAGGTTCCCACCGCCCTTCACTACTGTCCCTTTTAGGGGAATAGTTGCTACACCATCCTCAACGGTAGCTTTTGGGATAGCGTTACCAAACATGTCTGCAGTAAGTTGAAAACCATTATCCACTATGCTAACGTCATTTCTTTTTTCGGGAGGAGGTTGACCTGCTACATTACGTATAGCATTTACATATGAAGACGGATCGCCACACACTAAATTTAACGCAGCAGTAATGCCCCCATCAATAGTGATAGCCATAGGTTCGGTTGCAAGCTTGTGTATAAAGCTAAACTGCAACCGTGTTCCTTCTTTTAATAATTCGTCAGCTGTCACGGGATTGCTTTTCATTTTTCTTCGTTACCTCTTTTTCATCTTCATCTTCCTCAGTGCCTTGCACCGGGTTACCATTAGGTGTTAGCATACGAACTCGTTCAATCGGTATGCCAGTGGAGAGAACCTTTTCATTGTAGTACATCTCTTCAGCGAACCTTTGATCTACGTTATCAACCCACCACTCACCGCGCTTTGCATATATTTCTTCGAGTGTTATAAAGCCAAGGCGGTAATCATCCCTGTCCTGTGCGGCTTCCCGATGCTGATCCGCAGTCATATGAGGTGGCAGCGCGAACTTCCATTTAAACCAATCAGGCGGAGTTGTTCGCCCTAACATCTTTGCATTTGATGCTGCGGCAATAGCAAATGTAATAATCTTGGCGGCGGGGTAGTGAAGAACCTTTTGTCGTCTGTTAATTGAACGCTGGCATTTATTGGTGATCGATCTAACAGCGGCAGTGCCTAATCCTTTTATGTCATATGCTTGTTCATACGGCCAACCAATCCCAACAAAAGCACCTCTCATTATGTGCTCCATGAAAGTGACTGCTTCTTTTGGCGGGCGCTGATGGTGAAATGCTTCGAGCTCATTCTTACCATTGGCTTTGATGTAACGCACTGCCCCTCTTAAATACTTCTCCACCACCAAGGACGCAGTGCTGTCGTCATCCTTGGTGGTGGCTGTATTACTGAAACGTTCTTGCATCAAGTCTGGTTTGCCACCAGCATTTTTCTCTAAAACTGTTAGAGCACTAAATGCTACCTGAGCAGTTGCTTCGTTTTCTCTGAACTTCTTTACGTCTTTCCAATCTAACAACCCATACACCAACCCCGGAACACCTCTTCCTTGAGAGTATGCTACGGGATCAAAAACATGAATCATATCACTGGCTGGAATAATCTTATCTGTATAAACGGGATCATTAATACGACCCGTCATAAAATAATACGCAATGGGCCTATTTGCAGAATCGAAAAACACTCCATTGCTAAAACGAGTTGCGCCAGGAACTTTCTCTAACAGAGATTCATCAAGTCCATAACGATCACCGATGTTATGAGCTTCAAGGAATTGAAATTGCGGGAAGCCGGTTTTGGTTAAAAGCGGCCGAATGAAATAATCTCCATCAACATCTAAACTCTTTGATCCAAGCCATAGATTGTTAGTGAAGTCAAACGGCTGCCCGCGAACATCTAACACTTTGTACGCTTCCTTTAAAAACTGTGTCGCTCGCTTCCCCCATTCTCTGTCGTCGCCGTAATAAATTGGAATCCAATGTTGGCCGATAGCGTTATCCGCTTTCTCATGAACCGCTCCTGCAACAGGGCTGAAGTTTGAATAAACTTCACGGCCGCAATTTCTAAGGGTGTCCCACTCCGCTAAATCTATTAGCTCATCGTAATTAAATTGGAGATCAGGAGGAGTGGTATGGTATTGGTCTGTGCGTGATGCTTCATACAGCCCTAGAGCGGCACCCACTTCTGCGCCGATGTTTTTAAGCAGGTCGATCATACCTTAACTGTTGTGCACTACCTTAACTGTTGCTTGATCCGCATTGTATGGAGAATTCGGATACGTAGTGGGGTCAATCATACGAAGCGCGTACATACATTCTTTAACCATTTGAAGCGCATCTAAATTAAAACGCTTCGTAACTGTTAGACCGGTAGACGACCACGTTACTAGCTGCGCGCCGTCTGCATCAGTGAACACTTTTTTGGCTTCAGTGAGTAACGACTCGATTTCCACTTGAGTAAAGACATCAATGAAGAGTCCTTGTGGATCATATGATTCACCCGCCATCTTGATGAAATTCTATCCCATCTAACAGAACTTGGAAAGCGATCCTCTAACATATCTTTTGCGGGATATGTTAGAGTGTACACATACGATAGACGTGTAGATCCGTTAGACACATGGTATGTTATTGTATTATTGTGTGTTCTTGTGACAAGAATAACAAGAACACAATAACATCACGAAGATGACATCTCCTGCTCCACTTCCATGGCTTCAGCCCCCACTAACCCAGTAATGCTTGCAAGCACTACCTGGAACACCTCGCAGTCAAGGATATGGTTATGCCTACGGATCTGAACATACTCTTCTAATTGCTCCCCTGTTCTTGGGTGCTGCCTGAGTCTTTTCTCTTCTGAGTCCATCTGTGTATGATAGTCTTGCCCGACATCATGAGGCACCTCATACTCAAAACCTTCTACCTCGCCACGCCTCAATGCGAATAACCTTTCACGTGCTTCAAACTTTGAGAAATGAATGAGCATAGCTGTTTTTGTTCCTGCATCTTTTGTTCCTATCCACGGGTCAACTTCCTGCATAGGTGAATAGATGCGGTGAATCTTTTCTTTGTAAGTTCCATGATCAATGAAATGCAGGAACATTCTTTTATCAGACCCTCTAACAGCGGTGTAATTAAACTCGGAACACATACGATACACTCGGGCAGTAAAGTGTGCTGCGTCAATTAAAACAAACTGCGGCTCTACTGCGTATGCAATCCGAAGGTTCTCTACTTCTTCCTTTGTTTCTGCACGTTCATAATGAATAAGACGACTGCACTCATCTCTTTTCCAATCTCGTATTACAACCCAAAAGTGATCGTGTTGAGTATCCACCGTCATTGCTCTGTAATCAGCATTTTTAAGGCGGGTGTTCAGTCGTAATTGAGTTTTAACTCTTACTGAAGACACAACAGGACGATGAACATCTGGATCCCAAAACTCTGCTAAACGTTTCATCACAAACTCTTTCAGCAAAGTCTCATCTCCTAATCTTACTGCACGTAATGCCTTTAACCATTCCTCCACCATGTCGTAAAACCGCACCCACGTCACGGCTATACCGTTATACGTATAGAAATGTTTTTCAGGAATGCCCTTCTTTGTTCTAACATACTGCCCGTTATCCGACATAAACCTTCTGTTAGAAGGAGTGTCCTTTATTTTTGCTTTGCATTTTTTATTGGGGCATTCATAGTAAATAGATTTCCTCATTGCTTGTGGATCCCAAGTGCCGTCTTCTTTAATCAAAGACTTGTCATAACGAATGCCACCAGGAATTTTAGGATCAGGACTGGTCGACCACTTGGGAGTAAAGAGTTTTTTGCACTTGGGGCAACAGCAATTGTACGACCATTTTGTTGCATCACCAATCCTCCCCGATAATTCGTCTCCTTGAATGCTGCCAGTGCTAAGATTTAAAACAAACGAATTCCAAGTAGCGGTAACTCGTTTGTACGCCTCTGTTAGATTGCCGGGAGGGTACATCCACGGTTCTTCATTAACGAGGTATCGTATAGATTTGGACTGCAGGTTTGATCGTGCGTGCGCTCCTTGAAATAAAATGTACCATCCCGGTGCTGTTAGTTTTTTCTTACTGAGATCCCACGAATCACACAACGCTTTAGTCGTATCGGACGCTCGCATCATAGGCAAAATTCTATCTTCAGCTGCTTCCCAAGCATCTTCATTCGTTTGGCAGTTATACATTGTTGGGCCAGGATCGTTGGAAGCCCAGTAATTTAACGCGACTTCTCCAATGGTTGATTTCGCCCCTTGCACTGCACCAATGATTGTGACTTCTTCTGTGATGCCGTCTGTTATCGCAGTGGCTGGGTCTCGTAACCACGGTGCGATGCCAATGTCAAAATCTTGAGACCTAACAGAATGCGGAAGAACTACATGATTGTTCTCTGCCCACTCCCATAGCGGGCTACGATCTGGAACAACGAATGCATTCCAAAAGGATTCCTGCATTTGCAGATTATTACTTTCTGCTACTTCTTGCAGATCCGGAGGGACGGCCGCCTTTTGGTTTTCTTCCTTTGTAGTTTTTTGCATCTTCTAACATTTTACGACTGAAACTTTCTAGGATGCGATCCAATGCATGCGCGTTTTTCTGCCTTATTTGGGTGCCTTTCAGGCCTTCGCACTGAGGTGGTAATGTAGATTCAAATGAACGACGTAACTCTTTAGTGACCGTCACTATGGCTTCACCTGCAAACTTTTGAAAATCTTCCCACAACAAAAACGAACCTGCATTCACTTTTAATTCATGTTCTGCTTTCAAAGCCAGTGCACGTTCTTTCCGCTGTTTCCAATTCGTCGGTAACACTTCATCTTTTGCTATAGCGCCGTTCACTTTTGACGCACGACTGTCTTCTAACTTTTGAGCAACACGTGAATCGTTTGTGTTCAACTCCACAAACTGTCTAATGGTATCAACCGGATATCCTTTTGAGTTATGACGTTGCGGTGCACCACGCATTTTTAAATATCGGTCAAGTGCGCCATACGAAATACCTAATGCATCAGCTAATAAACTTTTGTTTTTTGCGTACGCAGTCTTTTTACTTGCCATGATTTAATTATTTCTAACAGTCTCTAACAGTCTCTCCTGACTAACACAAAAATACCATTGTGGTTTTTCACATGTGGGGGTGAGATTGAGGGAGGGAAACATCTGGAGCGCCCCACCGTCCAAAGAGATCCCTTATTGGGGGCCAAAGAGGTGACCTGATGCCCATCGACCCCCCTACGCTTGCGCGACATGTGCAGTTATCTCTCGCAAGAACTGACGATCAGTAACGCCATCTGGTGGCATGCGCTTTGCGCAGAGATCTGCAGTAAGTTTGAGATGAGATAACAGGGAGGAGGAGTCTGCGAACTCATCCAGTTGCAACGCGCTATACTCGAACGACTCTGTTTTGTTTATACACTGCTCCAATTGCTCTATGTTAGAGTGGTACGCATGTCGACTCCCGGCGTTAAAGAATAGGCTACCCAATTGAATGTCGCCATACTCCCTTGGGTTTGATACCCGGAGATCAAGTGCAACGCACGCAGCTAGCATAGAGAAATTAAACACGTCATACGGATAGCCGAGGAATATATCGCTGCTACGCATGTTATCAATGCAGTGCAATACGTTATCACGTAATAGGAATTGAATAGATATGGTGCATGGTATGTCCTTGCTTGGCGGTGGTGATTCTCTCCATATGGTAAATACTGCTTGCCTACTGTTATCGTCCATGAGTGATTTCACTATGTACTTACGCTGTGTAATCCACTTAGGCCCATACGCGCCAAAGAACGTAATGCCATTATCGGAAAACTGCGAAATGTGCTTGTTATATGGTGCAATGTCACACACACTGTTAGAACCTGAAATAAGCCACCATGCTTCGCCTGCTAAAAACTTGTAAAGCAACTTGCGCTCTAACACAGTCACAATCGGTTTAGTCATCTGAATGCAACTAGTGTGATTCAATAGTTCTAACGAATTCCCCGCTCTACTTGTGCACTCACGACCATACGTAAGAACTGATTCAATAGTTTGCAGCCATCTTTCATTTGCCGTATTCATCATATGTTATGTGTTAATTTGCTAGCATGATTTGATGCATATAAAATGTCTTTCATTGTTGACGTGCTTCCATGAATGTTTTTGACCCACATAGAATTATGCTTTACACCACCGTGCATTGTTAGTTCATCTATAAAGCTATGAAATCCCTTTGCCTTCATTGTTGGAGATATGATGTCATCTCTATGCGCACCATACCATAGCTGCTCATAGCGTTTTATAACAAACCACATCCTTGGGTCTTCACCAAACCACTCACTACGCTTTTTTGCGTGTTCTATGTAACGATTGTACGATGCATCAGTGTCTTTACTTGTGCATAAAACATACACTGCCCCGGCCCTTTCTAACAGTTTATGCTGATCTCGGTTAAATGAGTCCATCTCCTCTGTTACTCCGCCTCTAAACACAGCTGCATAGATTTGCTCACTAATAAAGTGACGATCTAATATGGTATGTTCGCCTTTACAACTAAACCTAGCGGCTCTGCGAATAGCGGCGTATTGCCAAGTTGGTAATCGTTTATGAACTCGGAGATGAATTCTATGTGCACTACCTAACACCCTATGTATGCGGTCACCTAACGATGTCTTGCCAGATGCGTCAGCCCCTTCAATGACTATAATTCTTCCCCGGTTCATAGTTCTAAACCTAAGTCGCTCTTTAGCACTTTGGAAAGATGAAGAATAAATGAATCAGCATGATGCTCTGGTTTTACTAGGCAATGCTGCAGTTCTTTCACTAATTTAATTCGATCATTGGGATACTGTTCATAGAATTTAATGGCATTCTTTAAATCAATCCAATCACTTACTCTGCATGGATGGTCTAATGGAAATACGTTACCTTGTGTATCATAATCAGGATGTAAAAACGGAAGCACGCCTTCTCTTAGTGACTCCAGGTATTTTGTTGTTGCCCAATCACGATTAACTGGTATGATGAATGTATATCGACTTTGCCGCATACGATCTGTTAGATCATCTTGGCTTATGTAACCTTTAAATTGCGGCCACTTGTCTACTCTCCAATCCTGCCACTCACCATATACGTGAACATTAGCAGCCCATGCATGTGGCAGAATCCACTCCTCTAGCTGTTGAAGCCGGTAGTCTTTAGGACCAGAGCCGATGGTTGACTGCATAGCTACAATGGTCATCCTATGCTTCCTTTCAGTTGACGGATCGAAACATGTAGTATCGCCGGCCATAGCTAATGTCTCAGCTGCTGCATAGTCCATAGGCACAAATACTTCCTTATGCTTAGTGCACCCACGTTTGTCTGTTTCTAATGGCTTTAAAAGCATGTCATCTTTGTACTGTGCAAGCACTCTACGTGGAGTGTTTACTATTGACTCCCTATGACCGCCTCTCATAAGACGTGGGTCAGTAAGTATTGTATACCAAGGAACGTTTGACTTATTTAGATACCACACTTGTGGGCTTATGTGTTGGAAAATCATACCTAACAGTTTGACCATCCCTTCCTTTCGAACTCCAGGCATATAATCAGGCAACAAAAACGGTGCTGATGTTGACTTAAAACCTAACACAACATCTAAGCGTGGAAGTGTACTCATAAAGTTATGCATCCACTTAATGTGTTTTAACTGCTCACTTTGTGTAAGCTTGGTGTGGTTTGCTTTCCATTCCTCCTCTGCCACTTCCATATACACGTCGCATACTTTATTGTTTGGGTCTAACCATGCTGCTTCACTGTCACTAAGTTTAGCCCAGTCAGAACGTGAAAGCAATACTATGTTTCTCGCTTTCTCCATTCTGCTAAGTGCATACACTAACCCGCGGCGCTCTAAGTCACCATGACATCTTTTACCTTTCTCAGCACCGAACTTAAATGCTCGGCCTAAATTCATAATTCCAATATTCATTTTCCTATTCTGTGTGATGCCATAACCCGGTCATAGATTTGACGTGCTTTTTCGAGATCATAATTTGTTGCAACATCCCACCAATCCCTTTGATGTGGTAGCTGACGTAATACCATATTATTTGTTTGTGCAATTCTAGTGAGTATAGTAGTGAGTTGAAACTCTGGTCTGTCATCTTCGTTTTGGGCCCACTCTAATGCTTCCTTCAATACTGTGCCTTTTACTAACACTAAACCTGCATAGTATGCACCGCCTGTATAATGATGCGGTGGTTGACGAAATGCAATTTGAGGAATGTATGATATGTGAGCTAGTCTCATAACAAGATGCGGGGAACATGTCTGAATGTATGTCACTATTGCGTCTTCATCAATTCCTAAATCAAACTCTTGCCCTGCATAAGATTGTGGGTGCATATAAAGATTATCGCCTAATAATATGAGGATGTTATCTTCGTTCATCCAATCAATGAATGACATAAGACCCCGTGCTGGCCCTATTTTATACTGTGGATCATCAGAGCGTTGTTCCAAGTACACTGCACCGTCAACATGGTCTCTAGCTAATCTCAGTGCACTGTCGTGCCCTGCTAAGCCAATCTGTTTTGTATTAAACGCTTGCACTGCTAAGTCTAATGCAGTTGTTAGGGTGGTGACTGGTTTTTCTTTTGGGTGGTGGTTATTTAGTCGCCCAATAAACTTATCGCCTTGACCGCCTGTTGAACTATAACGATTGCCTGACCCTCCACATAAGATGATTGTTTTACCTGGTAGTGTTTGCATATTACTTAATGGAATAATGGTGTTAATGAACGTGTGAGAGTGGTGATATAACGTTGAGCACGAGAACAAAATTCTGTTTTCAACTTACGATGTGCATAATGAGCTGCTCTCACTGCGCAGCCTATGCTTAAAAGATCAATGAACCACCCTGCACCTGTTTGTGAATACGCAGAGCTGAATACATTACTTGTTGGAATGTCGTTAACATATGAATTAAATTTAAACCACGCATAGTCTAATAGCGGTGACTGCCAATAAGTGGGATAGAAGTTTGGGTCGAGAAGCACTAATTCATCGCTGTATGTTTCACCAAGATTGTCAATGGTAAAATCCCCATGACAAGACCCGGAACGTTGCATAGCCATCTTAATGGTGTCTGGATAAACAAGCATGGATGTTAGTTTTATAACGTCCACATAATTATCTAACCATTCGTTGAGATCATTTGCGCGTCTTAGAATCATGGTTTCACAAAAGAATAGATATGCTTGACGAGTATTATATTTTTCAGCAAAAAATAAGTTTGCACAACATCTAATCGCCTCCATATGCCTTGTATTAAAATCCATATGAGTAGAGTCTTTCCCTTTCATATAAATGCGCTCCATAGTTAGGCGGCTTGTTCCTGTACTGCTTGCTCTATGAAACGATAGCGGTTTTGGTATTACAATGTTGTGTGCACTCCACCAATCTTTCTTATGAGCTGCAATGAGCCAATGATATTGATTAGTCAGTTTTGCGACTTCATGCACGTTTGAATTACATACAACTTTGCTAACTGTATCATCAGAAATAATCATCTCAACATCAGACATCCCCATTATGATCCTCCTTCCTGTTGTTAATTTCCAGATGGCACTCCCAATCTTTCTTTGTAGAAGAGTTTAAAAACTGATTCACCGTAAGCGAACGATCATCAACATAATACACTCCACCACTTCCCCATGGTTTGCCCATAACCAATTTGTGATATGGAACATCGTAATGTTTTAGCCAAGCTTCAAGGATGGGTTTTGTAATCCTATTAAGTTTGTCTTCATTATCGTTGAATGTGTTAACATTACGAGACGTATGTAGTATGATACGATGCCCTAGCCTAAATAAAATTCGTATCCTACTAACGACTACATCTATTGGCGTGCAGTCAACGTATGATGCAATCCTTTCTTCTGAATTATTTGGGCCGCAAATAACTCCGTCAACATCTATTACGAATGTTGATGTAGGGTGGAGTGGTTTATTGTGGTGGAACGGATTCATGTTGGTCTGTTTCATATACTTCTTCTTCGTTTGGGTCGAGGTTAAACACTTCAGTTGTTTCTCGATCTTTTCCAAAATAACCGCTGATGACTCTAACATCGTAGAGTTCTTCCACTTCCTCGGCGGCTCTCATAGTGAGGATGACTGATTTAGCAAGCCACTCCCCCATAATTGGGGAGACACCACGAGCAGCATATCCGAGTGTGCTACGAGCTGTAGGGAAGTTATAGTCCACCGGGAAGTCTGCAATACGGCAATACTCTTCAGAGGTAAGTTCTCTATGCTGTGTAGGGTGCAGCATAGGATAGCCAACGATCGCACTTGTCACTGTGTCTTTCTTTGGTCTACGATGACCTGCATACGACGGCCTACCTTTTACGTGACCGTTCTCTTTATACTCCCACGTGCTTTCTGGATTATTTTTCTCCCAAGCATGTCGTAATGACTTCCCCGGCTCTACATCCTTAAACAGATGCTTGTTCTTTTGAGCAAGGTTAAACCTGAAGTGATTATTTACACCACCGTGCCATGCTGCAGCATCAGCCACTGCATCCATAACGGTTTTAGTTGGCTCACTATCATACGGTGCAAGCTTGAAGTTTGTCTTTGATGCAATAAAGAAAAACCTTTTACGACTTTGATGTGAACCATGATACATAGTGTTATGAATGAAGAAGGTTACTTGATACCCACGTTCTTGTGCATACTGAGCCAACTCCTCCAGAAATGGTCCTGCCTTACTGTAGATATGGCTCACACTTTCGAATGCTAACACATGTGGGTCCACTACCTCAAGTAATGACATGACATTATGAATGCAGCTTACTCGTTCATCCAATTTCCAATTCTCTTCCCTATGAGAGTTTTGATTATTCTGGGAGAACGGTGCACAGGGTGGGTTTGCATAAATAAAATCAATGTCCTGCATACAAGGATCTACATACACAGCGTCATTAGCTTCTTCATACCATGGGAACGGAACGATCTCCATACCACCAAAGTAATTATCATTCATACGGATCACTTCTTCACCGTATGGTTTTGGATCCTCCAGATGACCTGCCAATTCAAATCCTCCAGACTTAACGCCGACACCAAAGCCGCCAGCATAAATGTAAGCCCCTAGTGCTCTTGGTTTTTTCTTCATATTATTTACGTCGTAAACGAATTGTATTTACTATCATTGCTGCAATGAATAGTGCAGTAAATAAAAACGGAACACAGACTACTAGGAAACGAAGGACGTTCCCCCAATTTTCATATATGGTTGCCATCATAATATAATTGTGTCAAATGTCATTTGCTTTTCTTCATACCCATGTTCTTTTAGCACTTCCCTAATACTGGTTTCAGGGCCAACCCATCCTTCTGGTTTACAGATGTCCCATTCAACAGTTCCACCAGGTCTATCTTCTTTTGGCCCTGCTTCTTTTGCCATGTTTGCTTCATGCACACACTTCCATACTTTCTCAACAGGCACTTTCATATCCAATAAAGACCCAAGTGCTACATAGATAAGATCAACATGGGCATCTACATATGAAACGAAGTCACCTTTAACTCTTGCTCTAATAAGTTCTGTTAGTTCTTCGGCCATGTGGTTTTCTCTAAATTCCATGTTTTCTGCAGTATGGAATCCGACTGTTTCATTTTGAAATCCAATTGGCAACATCGTATCTTGAAAAGATTGGACATCTTCAATTAGTTTTTCTTCTGTTTCTGTTTTCATAAATACTGCGTAACCAGTAACCACTTCTTTGTAGTTGAACTTTTCTTACCTCTATACGTCCCCCGATATTACCTCTCTCTTCTTTTTCTCCTGCAAAGGTAAGTTAAAGATATGGTTACTGGTTCTGTGTTTATTCATCGCTAACGTTCAGTGTGCTTTCAATTAAGTCTCTTTTCACTATCCACCTTCTCGTTGGGTCGCCTTTCCTTCTCTTCTCTTGATAAACTAATTCTGCAAAGATGGTAGACAATTTTGACAGTGCTAATGATACCTGCCTCGGCTTATAGTCTCTTGCACCAGGTAAATCTACTTCTGCAGAATTCATAACAGTGTGTAACTCTGCTGATGTCCCCTTAAAGTCTTCTCCATACGTATCTAAGAAAATCATAAGCAGTTCGTAAAACGCAATAGACGCCGAACTCATCTTTGCATTCGCCAATAAGGTAGGATGGTGAAAACATTTAATACCGAATCGGTTGCCCTTATCCAATATCTGTTCAGGGATTTTTGTGTCTAGTAAATACTGTGCAAAGATCGGTAATTCGGATTCAATGATTCCTTCTATGTTATCGGGGAATTTCATGTTATGGTTCTCTACCTTAAACAGCATCACCTTATCTTCAATCGATACATCCATTTCGGGTAGCATCTGAATAGATTCTGCATCCAGGTTACAGGTCACCACTATTCTTCCACTCCACGGTATCATACCGCCATCCATATACTTCTTGTTGTATGAATGCATTTTACCGGCTACCATACGCTTAATATTCTGCTCGTATTTTCTATGCAGTCTCGAATCAGAATTAGGAGACGCATCATCGACAGTCCATATGGGTTGATCTAACAAGTGGGAGTTAAAGTCAGATGAATTTAAAAGGTATTGAACACAGTCTGCATGGCCGCCCATTAGCTTTGAAACTATTACGTTTGACAGTAGTGACTTACCTGTATGAGGGTGACCGGCAATAAACACAGCCTGCCCCATAGTCAATTCCTTTCGTCTTGCACTCTCATAAAATCGTTTTAACCAACTCAGAAAGTATGCTTCCTGCTCTTCAGTAAAGATAGTTCCAAAGAACCTGTACAACCAAGTGTCTTCATAGCTTCCTGATGCATCAGGTTCCACTAGGGATGTGTTGGAAGTATTTAACATCCTGTCAGACCCAATCTGAATGATACCACCCTTCTGATGGACTAGTGGACCAGCTCTGTCAACCCGTCTTAACTTGTGTACCAAGTCCATAGCACGATCAACTTCTGAAGCTGTTCCTCCTTCACCAGCCTTCTTACTCAGTTTTTGTGATGCAACAAGATGTGTTATAAAATCCCGCCCACTCCAGTGTTGCCATCTTTTGTTAGACGACTGCATCCAATATACCTTTCCATCATACCATACACCGTCTACTGCCTTACTGACTTTGTCGGTTTCGTATTCACTGATGAATTTGTTTCCGAATATTTCTCTCCATGAAACGAAACCTTTATCGCCGGTGAAGCACTGCATACCACCTTCACGGACAATGGCCGCCGTATCGTTATCCGCCGTGTCATCCCAAAAGCGTTCACCTCTAGCACCCAACTCGAAGTTACCATTCCAGCGTCCCGGATGTTGTGCTTCAACTTCAGCAGCGACTGCCTCAATCGGAACGGTGACTTCAGAACTTGCATCCCACTTAATGTCTTTCGTTGACTGATAGACGAGTGAAGTAATGTAGGATGTTGAAATCGGACTCCCACCTTTGATCTTTTTCCATTTGGTCCCAAGTGCATAATATTGTGATACGTCATAGAACTTCTCATCAAACCCTGGAAGGATTTTTGTTAGACGAAGTTCTTTTTGCAAAAGTTTAAGAAACGCATTCGTAGCTTTGTCGTTATACATTAAAACCGGTTCCTGAAAGAGCCACACAAGGCGTGCATTACCAGAAAAGGTTTCAGACATATACATAGGCACCGCTTCTGCACTGCACCTTCTTCTAATTTCTTCCACTGTAGTGCCAGACACCTCTGCATCATAGTCAACCACAATGGCGTGCATCCTCCTTGGTGGGTTTTGTTTGTTTATCCTCTTTGCTGGAATTTCTCCTTCATAGCCGCTGAAGTGCAGGTAGTCCGTTCTGTTGTTCATGCACCATTTTATGAATGCATTCTTACCGCTCTTTAAAACCTTCTCAGGGATGTCTTTATTCGTGTTCCATGGAGTGCACTCTTCAATTTTGTTTGCTCGTAAATTCTTTATTCCGTAAATCTTCATTCTGATACTCCGTAACGCTCCGCCATCCTCATAATGGCTCTTGCTTGCTTTGCTGTAAATTTTGTTTTACCGATTACATCTTCGATAAAAGTTGCTTCCCACTTCTGCACTTCCCTATCCATGTTATTTATCTTAAATAGAATGTCGTTCAATGCATCTGGGTCGATGTCACCGTTTCCATCCCGTTTAATTTCACCGCAACCAATAGCGGTCATCTTTTCTACTTGAAGACAGTGCGGGCATGCTATGGTGAGCATATCAGCTTGTCTGTCTAACCAATCTTGTTCAAATACCCACCACATGTTTTCACATAGGCTACATTTTAGTTCTACTTTATTCATGATTTCAAATAGTGCTGTGAGGTAACAGCCTCTGCACCAATGGGACACCCCTCTAACCACGATGGGCAGTGGGACATAATCTTTTCGACTTCTAATGGGTCTGTTCCCATAGGTGCTTCTATAACAGCCTCATCATGGGTATGAAACAATACTTCATACCCCGCCTCCTCTAACATAAGTATATGGAGTGCAAAAACATCACGTGCTGTGGCCTGCACCAAGTTCTCTGTAAGTTTCCCGCCATAGAAATGTTTATAGTATGATCCACGTTCTGTCTTTGCTACATACCCATCGCCCTTCTTCTGAACATTAAAGTATGTCATCATTCGGCCTGACGGTAGTTCTAACTCAAAGGTGCCGCCTACAGAACTCTTAAATGATGCATCTAAATACTTCCACAGCTTCACTATCTTACGATTGGTCAATCTGTAATTCGCAACTGTCTTTTTGGATTCAATCGGGTCAAGTTCTAATCCGGCCATCATACGGGCCACTTCCTTAAAACGAACATGACCGCATTGATACCCGAGTCCAAGCACTCTTGCTTTTGCATACTTATACAAAGCTGGATCTTCTTCCTTTAGTGGACCACCCTCCCAGCCCATGGTTTGCCTAGCATGTGCATCATAAACAGAGAATCCCTCCCTCACCAAGTCAAGGAAGTTTTGCATGTCAGCAAACCAAGCTAACACTCGTGGTTCAATCTGACTGAGATCACAGATGATAAGTTCGTTGCCGTCTGATGCTTTAAACATATGGCGAATGTTTACCCCAAATAATTCATCCCGGTGTTGGTTCTGCATGTTCCACCCTGCTTCACCAGCCCATCTCATAGTGTGTGCACCACCATACTTCATAGAGAAATCAAACCTGCCGTCTTCTCTTGTGAAGTCACGTAACTTCTCTACCTTTGTGAGCAGCATATTAGATCGTCTATAATCTCTCATTGCTCCAACCCACGGATACTTCTCCCCATACTCACGCTCCCACTCAGCGCACTCCTCTGATGTCTGAGCTAAAGATGATGGAGCAGGTATGCCTTCCCTTGCACACTCCTCTGCCAGAAGTTTGGGTGACAGCGGTTTTGGATTTTTCACTATAGAACTTTCCATCCAGGGAAGTGTGTTCTCAGCGTCAAACCTTACCTTATGCAGTTTACGAATTGAATCGTCTATGAGCTTTTTGTTTACTGGTGCACCACGCAGCCCAATCCATATGGTATGATTTGCAAGTTTCCATTCTGAAAGTGGCCACTGAGGTGCAAATGTAGATGCTATCTTATAACACCCCTCAGAATCATGCAGTGCATACTCTTCTAACTCTTTGTACCTTCCCGCAGCTCTTACATCATCCACCGTCTTACCTTTCATCCAGCTTCGCATCCCCTTGGACAGTTGGATATCAAACAGTGCGTCCATCGCTGCATCTAAAGATCGCTTTGATCCCAAGTATGCAGCTAGTGCAGCAGTGTCGCACCACACAGAAGGATATGATTCATCAAAGGATGTTATGCCATGGTGGATAAGCCTAAGCCACACTCGTAAATCAAAACCTGCATTATGTGCAGCCCATACTTTTCCGTTTATACTTGGCCAGTCAAAATCCTCTGGTCTACCTACCCATCCATATGTGTTAGACACTACACTTAACAGATATGGTTCTGCCTGCGGATGAAAAGCATAGTTCCAGCCACCAAGGGGTTTTACGGATACCTCGTTATCGTAATAGGTCTCAAAGTCTATTGCTACGATATCAGCTGGATCCAGATCACCGGCTACGGTCACGAGATCATCCTCTAGGGTGTCAAACCCTATAAGGCAGGGGTACAAGGCATTTAAGTCTAGGGCCATCGCTTACGGTCCGTTTTAATGGAAATGGCCCCCGCCGTAAATGAGCTAAACGACGGGGGCCAAATATGCAGACAGAAAGGATGTCCCACCCCTCTGTCTATCACACTTCACCCTATGAAGTTATTTCATCAATGAATTCCATAAAGCCTTCATCGTTCCGTTGACTGGGACGAGTGGAAGGCACCCACGTTAAGTTCTCGCCCCTCTTCTCTCGTTTGAACGAAATGTCCCAACTCTGAGATTTTAAACCACCGTTGTCCGGCTTGCAAGCAAACTTACGAGAAGTGTTTACTGGTTTAAAACATGAAGTGTATGCACTCCCCTTTAATTTCCAAATGCACAGTGCATAGGGAATAGTATTCCCTTCACCATCGACATACACATAAGGAAAGTATGCTTCATCAGCTCCTTCTGGAGCTTCAAGCACGCAAGTTGCAAGTGCTACTGGATATGCTGAAGGACGCTCATTATCTCTCCACTCAATCCAAAGACCTGCATTATGCACTTCTTGTAGAGTTGCAAAACGCCGTGGAGTTTTTGAATCATCGCCCCACTCAACATGTTCTTCATAGAACTTACGAAAGCCCACAAAGGTAATGTTAACAGGAACGGGGTTGTCTTTATTGCCTTCCACAACTTGGTATTCCCCATTGAGGAGAAGGCTACCGGGGGTGAACTCTTCTGAAAGTTCGCCAACATCATACACTTGTATCAAACGAGGTATGATAAAGTCAGATGCATCCTCTTCACCTACAAAGTCATCTGTGGTTGGAGAGGTAAGTGCAAATGTTTCTTCCTCTTCATACGGTGTGACTGCTGTGGTTTGGATTTCATCTTCGGAAATGATTTCCACTGGTGCAACTTTAGTTGCGGTTTTGCGCTTTACTGCAGCTTTCTTTTTTGGGGCTGTTACAGTAGCGCTTGTTGTTTTACGACGTGAACCGCCGAATGTTGCTCTTGCCATTGTTCTTATCTGGTTGGATTATAGTTATATTTCATGGGGTGCAATTATTTACCCCAATGATTGGCTTCTGTCTCTCAATAAATACTGTGAAGAGTCTGATGTGGTAACTACACCCAAATCCTGGAGTGCTTCCATAAGTTCTTGGCGCGCTCCTTTCATTGTTTTTCCCTTCTGACCTTTTACTCCGTTTGCATATGCCTTCAATAGTTTCGCAACAGATATGTCACCCACGGCTTCTAAAAATTGTTCTTGTGTAAGCATCGGAACTTCTTCAATGATCCCGGCCCATACAGCTTTAACATTTTCAAGTCCTTTAATTGCTGACACACCTTTCTTCTCGCACAGCTTAAAATACGGAATGTCTTCGCCATCATCCCTCCTTTTTGTTAGAGCACGCCATCTCACTTCATCATTCCACTCTTCCATCACCTTTCTAAACAGCATTGCTTCCGAGAGTTCCAATGCAGTCATTTCCTTTGGAACCTTACCTGCAAAGGACGGTGGTTTGCCGTCGTTGGGAAGCACTGGGTTAACGTCTTGGTAATTTGCTAACGCCGCTGCTACATCTGCCATGGGTTTAAGGACTATGGGACAGGTAGTCTTACGTGCACAGAATCTACAGTTGTCAGCATGATAATTCCTTGGGCGTATTTCATCTGCCATGTGGCACCTTGCATGTAGTGCAACTAAACGAGCCATCAACACTTTATAGTCTCTTCTATAAAATGTATGAGTGGTAACTTCCATTAGCTTTGGTTGAGGGAAGTGTACAGTGAGTTCATCTATGTCTGGGTTATGATAAAACGCGGCAATGGTATACGCTATGCCTTGTAAATTTATTTCTGCATCAAGCACAGGAACAAAACCGAACTTCCAATCTACTAAATGGCCACCTTGTAAATCTAACACATCTGCCGTTCCCACTTCCATTCCTAGCAAGCCAAGGAACTTAAAATCAAGACGCACTTCTCGTAACACCTTTTTATGTTTTGATGGTGCACGTGGAATGTCTAATGAATCAAGATATTCTTCGCACCACTTGATGTAGAACTCTCGTTCAGCATTCAGTTTAAATCCCTTTGGGTATTTCCCTGTTTCCATTCTGAAATGAAGTGCAGTGCCTTCATCTGCATAGTTCTCACTCCTTCCACGCTCTTTGCGTTCGTCTTCATCTTCACCAGACCATGCATTGCATATTTGGCGAGCGTTTAAGGAGGATGGGCCAAAACGAGAATGCTCCCGTTCAGTCGGCTGCGATTTTGAATTCATAATTTTCTTGGTGTTTATCTATTCCATCTGAGTTGTCATACACTTTAGATGGTAACCCATCTCTGTGCATACGCTGTTCTTTGTGCATTGCTTCTCCTAAACCGGGAAGCCACTGTGCATGCACCGAGTGCGTTGTCCACCCGCAGCCTGTCCACCATCCTCTACCAAGAGTATGAATTGCATAACGTATCATAATGGAAATAATGTTTTTGTTTTATTACAGCCCAAACGTTGCACGTTCATCTTCAGTGAACGGAACAACAGAACCAGTAGACGTAACCCATCCGCCTTTATCATTATTTCGAGTGCACATCTCATTTCGTTGAGTGTCACTGTTGACTTTAATGCGACTAACATTTGGGTCGTGTTGTGGTTTCTTAACTGCTTTAACAGTTGATGCAGACTCTTCAGAGGGTGTCTGCTTCTCCTCTTTAACTGTAGCAACTTTTTTGGTTGCTGCTTTTTTCTTACCGGCTTTCTTTTTTGCCATGATTTTTAATCTAACAAAACTGCACTACAAGGCTAGCAAACCTTGCTCGTCCTTTTTCTCGAGGCGAATACCTTTAGTCAAATCGCCATCATTTAGTAATCGAAGGTTTGCTAGTTTTGATTCCACTGCTGCACAAGCTTCTTCTTCTACACAACCTTTTGCGAATACCAAGTATTGTGCTACATATGATTTTGTGTTAGACCTGCATATGCGGCCTGCAGCTTGCACTAGTTCGATTGCACTGTATCCAGGGCTGATGAATGACACACGAGGGAAACGACCATCTTGATCATCAAGGTCAATAGATTCTCCTCCAGCCCTAATCTGAGTCAGTATCACTCTCGTCTCGTTCGCTTGGAACCGAGCCACCTGTAGATCACGCACTGTCACGCTCTGGCCACCATAGACCATTGAAGGTGCCTCCTTTTGCAGCTTTTCTTTAAGTGCCTCGAGAGTGGCTCTAAAGTGCACAAACACAACGGCTGACTTTCCTTCTCCTCTTGCGTTCTGAATCAGCTCTAGCAGCACCGGAACCTTTAGCAGCTCTGCTTTTTCTCTAGCATGGCTTAAAACGCTAAGTGGTGATGGCTTCCAGCTTTCTTCAAAACTCTCTTCATCGTATGCAATGCCTTGTTGGAAACATTCAAGTTTGTGCGCTTCACGATCACGGTCTATTGCTTTCTTTGTAACTTCTTTTTTGTGTTCGTTAAGATCGTCGATGTCTTCCTGCATTTGTTTGTATATGCGTTTCAGCTGTGCCCCTTTTGGTATGTCATATGCATCTGCAAAAATGTTGTTCTTTGGAAACCCTTTAAGTTCGTCAACCAACATACGTGCACCGCGCTTAGGATACATTATGGAATGCAGTTTTGTTAGATGCCGATCTTGCTTCTCTTCGTTTGTTGTAAATTCTAAGTTCCCCCACACAGGATTTTTTGCACAGCCGTTACTATGCGCCCACCACCAGAAGTCCGCTTTCTTATCATACAGACCAATGAACCAACCTATGGCGCGCATTTGAGTTGGGTCTATGGCAAGTGTTGCACTGCATGCAATTCCTTTTCCTTTGCTCTTTGTTACTGCATCCATCAACTTTGAATTGAGCGTAGAACTTCCCTTGCATCTATGTGCTTCATCAAATACGGTAAGTGCGTCTTCTTCTATTTCATATCTGAATGAAATGTTTCTTCCTTTCTTTCCGTGACGAGTAAACAGCGGGTGCTTACCTGTACGAACCTTTTCATAGTTAACAACAGTGTGAAGCCTACAGCCGATTAGCGCAGACGCTTTCTTCCATGCAGAGATTCCTGACTTTGTACATATCACCACGAGATCCAAATCAAGTTCTCTTGCAACCCAACAAGCTACATATGTTTTACCAGTGCCTGTGTCTGACGTATCAACAACACGGTTGTTATTTCTAACAGCCCGCATAAGGGAAACAGCATGGGACCGCTGGTGATCCAGCAGCCCCATACCGTCAAACGTTATCTGTGCCATCAGTTTAGTTCCGTTGGAGCTACCCTAGCTGCATCCTCTATTCCACTCCATGAAATCTTACCGTCTGAGTCCACTTCGTAGTAGGTCATCCCATCTCTATTGAGCATCTCTTTAATCTGTTTTACAAAATGCTTTGCATACTCAACTCGTTGAAGGTGGGTGCCTGCATAAACGATTAAAACAAACTCATTCTCTTTCCTCCCTGATCCATCACGCAAATAGATGATAAGGAAAGGTGCACTCTTGTTAGAGTTAACCAAGATGAGTGGGTTCTCTTTTGGCGTATCTTTAATTTCATCCCACAAGTGGGTTACGTGTAATGCCTTTGCCTTTTCATCTGGGTCTGTGAGACGAAACAATCTAAGTGGCTCTGGTGGGGTTAACAGGTTTTCGATATTGACGTTACTATTCATTTGATTAGCGGTGTTACTTCTTGGGCTTCATTCCAATCTTTATCAGTCCACGGCCCATATGTTTGGTGGCACTGTAGTTTATCCAGTAATTGTTGCACATCGTATTCTTCATAGGGGAATGAATCAGGATCGATGTTTCCAAGGTTGAAGTATCTCTCTTTTGGCAGACATACTTTCTTACCATTAGCAACATCCAATGCAACGCCGTATTTAATGTTTAAAAGGAATGCATGAGCAAACCTTGTTCCAGCAATGGGGGAATGTTCTGGGGCAAGAACCATAGTGTGCACAAGGCGCCAGTTTGCTTCATCTTTAAGCCAGTACAAATTAAGTAGGTAATTTGCAGATGCTTCAAAGCAATCTCCCATTATGCTTCCGTCGTTTTCCATCTTCCTCCGTGCTCCTCTCAATAACACATCTTTATTTGGCGCACTCATTATTTTTGGTCTTTAGGGTGGGGCGGCCGCTGAGCAGAAACAGACCAACGTAAACAACTCAGCGGCCGCTTTGGTTTGGTTAACCAGGACGGATCATATCACCATCCTAGAACTTGTGAAGGTTGAAGAAGTGCGAAAGAAACAGCTTCCACATATCACTTTCAACACCCTCTGCAAAGAACACCTCTGCAACTTTTTCAAGGGTGTCCGCCTTATCCAGCATGCCACGTAACTCTCTACGATATTGGTATGCAGTCTTGAGAGTGAACGCGAGCACTGCTGAGTTCTTCAGACGAGTGAGCATCCAGTTGTTGGAGTGAGGCTCACCAAGCGGTGAAACCTTCTCTGCAGTGCAGCCAGTCGGTTCTTCCTTTGCAGTCTTAACTTCCTTCACCGCAGCTTTCTTAACTACTGCACGTTTCTTGTTAACGATTTTCTTTGTGGCTTTGACCTTTGCAGTCTTAACCTGTACGGACTTGACCTTTGCGGTCTTAACCTTTACTCGCTTCACAGCGACCTTCTTTGCTACCTTTGTTTTGGTTTTCACGATTTGTTGTTTCGGTTTGGAGATTTTCTTTTTCCCTCTACGGCGGTCATCGTCTGCGCGTTCCATTTCCTTTAGCAGTTCGACTCCTTCTCCACCGCAAGCTTTGCAAACATTACCTCGGCTATTTTTTCCAGTGTCGTTGCACGCTTTGCAATTTGGGTTAGTGTTCGGAACGTCTTCTGTTTCAAGTGCTCCGGCCAGTTGCTGTTTTAGTTCTTTGTTCATGGTTGGATTGGGTATGTCTTTGTTACTTTGTTGATGAGAGTGATTACCTTATCTGCGAAGTGTTCTGATGAACCGTAAATCATAAGTGCTATGATGCTGAATGAGAGTAGAGTTTTGCGGATCATTTGCTTCTCCTTCCTTGTGGGCGTTTACGTGGTCCACGCTTGAATTTGTCTGTGACTCCTTGGTGCCACTCGATATATTTGAACCGCGTATTGTTTTTAGCATCTATGTCAAACATATCTACATCTTGACCGAGGATCATATTAAACCAAATGAATTCAAACACTGCTCTATCTTGGTCACCTGTTACAGACTTGTCAGCTTTAGCTGAAGTGCGAATCCCGTCATACGTGGGCTGGTCTTCTACTTCCTCAAAGATAGTCCCAAGAAAGCGAGGCTTGCGTGGCGTATCGGGATGCAGCATGCCCTTCTCATCGCACCCCTCTACTTCGCTGGATCTGGAGCAGGAAATCCAAGTGCAGCTCTTATTGGCCAGCTGAGTGATTTCAAAAATCCAGCCAAGCGTTCCGTAAAACTCTTTCCCTTCATCTGTGAGATCAACCATGATGCTGATCTTGATTTCGGGCTGGCTGAGTTCGGCCTCCAGCAAGTGGATGGTATCGGAGTCGAGTTTAGTTGTAAGTCTCATTGGTCTGTATCCTTTCTGGTGTTCAGGTTCGTCCCTGGCCCGGGTTAGCTGAGGAAAGTATTCCCCAGCGCCCGGACTTTGTTGAGCACCTTCTCGATGGTTGCCACATCCAGTGACTTCCAAACCTGAGTGCGGATGACTTCTTCCTTATCCCGTCCTGCGGCGAGCAGCTTGGCTCCATTGATCGAAGCCCGAGGGGAAACAACGTGGCGAACTTTAAGCTCTGCAACTGCGGTGCGAACCGTCTGTACGAACTGCACCCACTCTACTGAACCTTCAAAGGAAGCTACGATGGCCTGCTCCAGTGCGGTGTCGTAGGGGAAGTCGATGAAGTCGAAGCGATCCAGAGTTGCTGCATCCAGTTGGTTGCGTCCCACATACTGGCGGTCTGCTCCAGAACCGTAGGTGTTACCCGCTGCGATGCAGACGAAGTCTTTATGCTTCTGAACCATTCCATCGGGGAAGGCGCAGAGGCTACCGGCCAGTGCTGCGTTCACTGCGGTAAGAACTCCACCGTGTCCTGCATCAATCTCATCAAGGAGGAAAACGCCGCCCTCTTCGAAGCGCTTACGAAACTCAGTGGAAACGTAATTTCCATTAGCATCCATGTAACCGAAGATGTCCGACTTGGTGGTCTGCGGTCCTACACTCATCATGCCGAACTTAACTTTGAGCGCCTCAGCGCACTTCTCTGCAACTGTGGTCTTACCGGATCCAGCGGGGCCGACGAGGAAAGTATTGATCCCGCACAGCACCCTGCTGAACAGCTCTTCGTATTTGAAGTGCTGCATCCCGATGTCCTTCTTTTCTTTGGTGATCTTGTTGTCGATGACCACCGTTGTGGGGATGCCTTCCGTCTTGGTCTTGAGTTCAGCGATCTCAGCTTCGTTCTCTTTAAGCTTGACGGCTTGATCAATGACTTCAGTCAGTGCGTCTTGCTTTTCCTTCTTCACCTGCTCCAGCTCTGCAGCTGATGCGGTGTTGTCAGTAGCGGGAGTAGTGCTGGCAGAGTTAAGCTGCCCACTGCCTTGCCCTTCGTTAATCTCTGCAGCGACGAACTGAGAGAAGAAGATGTTCCAGTAATCTTCTCTGATGCGAAGTTCCTGGCGAATGTCTTCGGGGCTGGTGAAGGTTTGAATCCTTCTCTTAACCATCCTGCGACCGTGGCCGTTGTGTGCAGGAATGAAGTATTTTGCAACTGCGTTGTGAAGTCTTGTTTTGAGCCAGTTAGTGTTTTTCATTGGTCTGTTTCTTTCTTGGTTTGGTTCTGTTTCTTTTTCACCCTTTCCGGGCTTGATGAAATTCTCTCAAAAATAACGCAGAGGGTAAACCTTTTTGTGTTTTATTTTAACCCTAGCGGAGCAGTGCGAAAATGCTGTTTCTGGGCAGGTAGGGATTTGGGGGCTGAGATTGTGGCTAGGATAAGGAAAGAGGAGGAGCGGCTGCCTAGGTGTTTCAAAAGGACTGAACCCATCCTCGTTGCAGGTTCTCCCTGCACACCATGCCTAAGCAACCAAATCATTACGTCCACATCGCTTTCCCCTTTAGCATCACTGCGTTTCCAAACACAATCACTCCTTGGCAAATACGACTAACGTTAATGTTTGGATCAAAGTTCTTGATGCGTCCTTCTTCGTTAACCAACAGCTGGGCATCTTCATCTCCTTTGTGCAGGTTGATTATTTCAACATACCCACCCACTATGCGCTGCGCTTCTTCTAATGAAGGTGGGGTTTGCGTCATGGTGGTTAGTGTAGGTTGCGGAGTGTCTTCAACAATCATGTGGAAGACTCGACGGTATGCATGTCGCCGGGCTACCTCTTCATCTCTGTTGTCGTCGTTTAAGTTCATGGTGTTGTTAGTCTGTTCGTTCACGGTGAAAAGCAATAAGCACAGCGCAAATGGTAATGGTAATGAATAGTGTTAGTGTCATGGTGTTATCTTCTTTTTAAGAGAATCCAAAAGCAGAAATAAAGTATCACTTGGATAATCATTATCGGTATCAGTTGTATTACGTCGTTCATTAGATTATTTTCTGGTGTTTAAAGATTTGAACCAATCAAGATAAAGTTGACCGGCGGGGCTGCTTGCAACTTCTTCTGTTTCGTTACGATCGAGGATTCCGCATAGCGGGCAAGTAAGGGACGACACTTCTATTTCTGAACTGCACGCCTTGCAACGAGTAGTAATGTCTTCCGGGTTTCCGGGAGGAGAGAACCGGTCGCTCGGGTCTTCACTCCAAAGTGAGCGGTAATAATAATGTCCTTCCATTGGTCTGTTTCTGTTTGATAGTTAGAAAGCAAGGTATGTATTCGACACTTTGGGAAGAAGATGCTTCGGATTGGAACTTTCTGGAAAGATGATGAAGACTTCTGCTTCACTCCTCTTCCATACAAGAACAAGGCCGTCATCCAAAACTTTGTAGGTGAAGAGTCCATCCTTTGGGCCAACCAAAATACAGGATGAGTGCCTCGTAGTTTTGACATCATACATTACATCATCGGCCCTTCTGACACAACGCTGCATGACGAAGGAGTGATCTGGATCAGTTGAGTTGAACTTCCAGTTCTCCCAATCCTTACAGTGGACGCTCAGCATAAGCTCATCCCCCATAATGGATGCTTCGAGTTGAGGATGGGTAGCGATTTCAGTTTCCACCCAGGGCATTAGTAAATTGGACATGGTTTTAATTTGGTTAAAGTGTGTAGTGCATTACGAATGTTACCAATTCTTCGGTCTTGTCGAGAATAGATTCGCACTCGTCATTATCAAGTTGGGCGATGGTAACTTCCTTCAGGCGGTCGCCCAGATCTTCTAAGGATTCAATTGCTTTCTTTAGGTCAGGATTCATTGGTCTGTTTCTTTCTGGTTTGGTTGTTTCTGAGATTAGGCGCACATGATTTCCATTTCCCAGCTCGGGTGCTCTTTTACCGCAGCCTCTCTGGAATCGAATCGCTGCAGGCGCTGCTGCTTTTGTAGCCGGGGTAGGTCAGCTTTGTTCTCTTCACAGGCGACGAGGCACAGACCGTGGTGAATCCCACTCTGGGCGGTGATTAGGTAGATTGCTTTTTTCATTGCTTGTTGTTCCTTTCTTTGGTTTGGTTGTTTCTGAGATTAGTCATTCATTTCAATCTGCTCCATCAGAGGGACATCCAGCCCCTGGAGAATATCCAGCACCCACTTGATTGATTGCTCTGCGGTATTGAAGGCTGTCTCTACTTCTTTGCCATCCACCACTGCAAGATTAATACCGTGAATTATGAGATCAGGAGTGGTATCGAAGATGCGTGCTGGAAGTTCATGGGCTGGCATACCGTAACCACCGTTCCTCTTAACATTGGTTGCTTTACGAAACTCTGTGCAGGCGAACTCCATAAGCCTGAAGCCGAGGCGGCGAAGAGAAGAAGGGTGGAGACACATGAAAGCCATCCGGTCCCTCTCGAGCGGCTCATCATATTCTTTCAGAGTGTACTGGTGATTCATGCTGACCCCGCCAACTGCGGTATCATGCATCACTACCTTCGTTCTGTAGTTCATTGTTTCAAGAGCATCTATCAGAGCCATCATTGCGGCCCCTCTGTTCTCTATAACGTTGGTGGAAACTCCCCCACTCACCGAAGCATTGAAGTGCAGCTCCACATACTTGGTTGCGGATGTTTCCTGCTCATTGAAATTAAGCATGCACTCAGGCACTCCACTCATCATAGTCCCTACATCTACCATTCCACCAGTAACGTCATACTGGAAGGTCATCTCTGGAAGCTGCTGCTTCACAGTGTTGGAAATGGTCTCACTGATTTCAGCAACCTTCTCCAAACCCTCTTCCCATCCTTCATTGAAGAGCTGCACTGCATGGTCCCAGGTTTTGGTCTTGGTGAAAGACTCTTGTCCCTTCACACTGCTGAGTTCCCATTCACCTGTTGACTTTGCAGGCTCACACTGAGTAACGAGGTGGTGGAACTCTTGGAAGTTAAGTTTCATTGAGAACCAGTTGTCACCGCAATCTTGGAACTGATCCTTGGAGTGTTCTACTTTCTGTTTCATTGGTCTGTTTATGTTTGGTGTTTCGTAAAGTGATTAAGCATTGCACCATGCTACGGCAGCTTCCAAGTTGTTGTGCTCTGTGTAGTCTTCGACAATGGCCTGCTTCCAAGCGTGAGGAGAAGCTACGATGAACTCGTGGCATCCATCCATGAATGCAACTCTGACTGATGCCTGAAGGATTATCCAGCCTTCACACCGGTATGCATTGATGTATCCCCTTTCAATAAGATCGACATTGAGCTGCTTGCTGAGGGCGGTGATGTTTAGTTTAGTTGGATTGGTCATTGGTCTGTTTCTGTTTGATGTTGTTTTGAGAGTGACTAGCAGACACTGCCAAGATTCGTAAGAAGCGCGGTGATGTACTGCACTGCAAGTGGTGCAGTGATGATGTACTGGAGGCGCTGGAGCTTGCTGGTCTTGGTTGGTCTGTTGTTGGTCATGGATTAAATTTACGATAAAAGTGCCTGAAAGGAAAGAACTATTTGAAGAATTTCACAACTATTTTGAGCCTAGTATAGCAGGCCTAAGCGGAGAACCTTTCCCCAGCGTCTAGGATTAACAAGGCGTCCGAGACAGCTTGAGTGATATTCCGCACTTTCGGGAAACGATCTTTGGCCAAGTCTTGGAGTGCACGTTTCCACCGCCCTTCAGGAACACTTGCTTTTTCAGGTGCACCAACTAAACGCTGCCAGTGTTGTGGTGTAAGCACGGTTATGTTTTCAAGTGGAACATAGCCTGCCATAATTCCTATCACTGCACCATACATACAACCAAAGGTGAACATCCCCTTGGGGGAAGGGCGTGCACCGTTAATGTATCCTGCAATGTATTCCATGTACACTTGTGTTGCAGGGGTGATTCCAAACTCTCCAAGTTCTGCGTACAGTTGACATGATCCTTGGTGCACAGAGTTTTTAAAGTATGGTGCAAAGGAAATAAGTTGAATAGAGTCATCTTCCATGCGTGCTGCAATGCCACCGTTTCTTCCCGGGTCAATACCAACACGCAATGCTTTCATAACTCAATGTGATCAGATAGTTTCTCAAGTACAGCGGTGAGTTTGTCTCTACTTGTTTTTTCGGCGTCTATCTGACCCTGCATTTCTTGCACTATTTCTTTATGAAACCTTTCTCGGTCTTCTCGAGCTTCATCCGCTATTTCCCGATTTCGTTTCCACAGAACACGAACCGCAAAAATAAGACATCCAACTAGTGCAGCCAATGCAGAGTGCTCTACCCACCCAGGAAGTATGGACGATGCAGATGCAAGTTTAAACACTCCACCACTAAATGCGGCCCCGATGAAACCCATTAACGAAATATTGATTGATGGTTCTATCATAGCACAAGCAGTGGAGCATTAAAATCAACGACTGGATTATTTTAATCGTTTTGCATTCGCTACGGCATGCCATCTTGGTAACGGCCCACGATTATCTGATTTCTGTATTCCATCAAATCCTTTTTGCACGGTGAACTCTAACCAAGTTCCGCCCACAGGTTTTGGGGGACGACCATTGAGACTGTGCCAAGATGAATTCTCAGGATCATATTCATCCTTGTATGTTGGTACACATACGTGCAGTTGTTCATCTTGGTAAACACGACCGGTTTTTATATTTATGCGGTCCCGGGCTTGCACCACTGACCACTCTTCATGAACGTGTCCAGAGATCACCACCTGAGCATCTGGCAAGTATACTGCTCTACGATTGGTTTGGATTACTCCTTTCGTTACTGGTCCGCCCCCACCATAACCATGATGGAAGAATATGGGTACGCAGAGTTTGACGGTTGCCGTTACGTTTAGCCTTATGAGGATCCACCCACCAATTCCAGATGTATGTACTGGTGAACCGACAACTCGTAATCGTTCAGCTGTTCTTTCTATGAGATCCGTCTCCAGGTTTTTAAGGATCGCCAGCTCATGATTACCTCTTCCCATAAAAGCAATGTTCGGGGCTGCGAACTCAGCGAACTCAGCGTAGCCTGAAACCAACCGATCAACATAATTAGGATAATCGTGTTCGGGTCTTACACCCCTCCTTGCCCGCCGAGGATCATAGCGACCTTGCATACAACAAAAGGTATCGCCGCCTTTAATGATCGGCGCTCCTTCATCAACTGCATCTTGCATATGTTTAGCAATCAACATTTGATTAGAGTGCGGGTTGTCCCAATGCTCATCAAACTGTAGAAGCATTCGAACAGACCCGTTAAACCCAATGGGATCTGGCCATTCTATTACCGGGACTTTCCCTCTGTGAGTAACAATAAATTTGGTTTCCATATTATCGGTTCATTCTTTTTTGAAATCTATCCCACGCAGGAAAGAATACTTCTTCCATACACCTCACAATTGCTTCTTGCTCCATGGTCTCACAGAAACCAACTCCGGAAAGGCACAGCGCCGCTTCCATCATTTCGTGTCTGACCGTGTCAAATAGTTTCTTACCTACCAACACGTGGGAGATGACAATCATCTTCCGATCATGACTGTAGTAGCCGAAACACTCGTCGTCGCTTAAATCATCGACAACAATTTTTATGGGCACGCCCGCTATGTGTATAGTTTTGGGCAGGGGCATGGGGGTGGTTCATTTGTTTATTTGATCGCCGCTTTCATACTCGTATTAAACTTCGTATGTGTTTTTGTTTCCTGTCTTTGGCATACACCCCGTCTCCTTCCCTCCCACCTGCAGGGTTTGTATTACCTTCCACTGTACTGATAGGTGAACCAGTTGTCGTTTGATCTTTTACCACAATGCCTATGTGAGAAAACTTAAACACCACTATGTCACCACGTTTAGCTAATGCACCATTGATTGGTTTGATAAGCGTAATGCCTTCTTTGCTGGCCCACCGTTCAAATTTAAATGCTCCAGGTGTTGTGGGGAGTGCCTTACTGAATTTGCCGCCTTCGTTAAGCGCCCAGTTCTGTGTTGCAATCTTAACACACCAGCATACAAAAGCTGCACACCAAGGCCAAGGGCCGGGGGCGTACCAAGTTGCTTGCTGATACATCTTAACTTCTGGCCCGCCATTGTTACCCTCTTCTTCAACTCCCACTTGTGATTCGGCGGTGAGTGCAACTACATCAGCTAGGGATGAAGATTTAAGTAGTGAGGAAAGATAAGAGGTGTATGCAGCTTGAGTCTTGGGCCCGGGTAAACCTTTTGTTGTACCATTATAAAAAGACAGTTCGCGCAGCCCGATTTGTACGAGCCGCGCGAGAGGCTGAGACAACTTGGAAAGATCCTCAGCCACTGTTAGTATTCGAATGGAAGAAACTCTGCAGCAGGTTCTGGCATTGGGCCAATATGAATACCTGACTTGGATGACCAGCCAGCCCAACCGTTTCCAGTATTGTATTCAATGGAATACTCGCCTGACACATAGCGCGTAGCTCGTACCAAAGCATCGCCAATACTGGGGTGTTGCAAAGATTCCCATTCAACTACAAGCCTATCATCATTGCATATTCCCACCCATGCTTTCTGTTTGTTCTCACCTTCTCCAAACTCACTGCCGACAAGTATGCACCCGTCAGCGGTGGTTTTAATGTCTGGTGAAAAACTACTGCATGAAGTAAGAAGTGCAAGAAGTGCAATACATACGAATGATTTCATCTTAAAAATCCTTCACTATGTGCACGCCTTTCTTGGTGAGCAACCGGAGAACTATGTTCAGTGCAGAAATAAATGCAACTGACGCCTCGGGGTTGGCTGTGATAAAATCCTTTGCACTAGGTACAAAGGCCGCAACGATTGCAATTAAAAGATTGCCGACGGCAGTCTTGCTCGTTAATACATTTTTGGTTTCGTTTTCGTCCATGGTTTTAAATTACTATTGATTGATTACATCCTTGGTTACCGTTACTTCGTCTTGGTATACAGTGAGCGGAGCTGCTGCTGTTCCCGCTTGAACTTCAAGATATTGAATGACTTCAGTTTCTGTTTGGTCTAACATATACTGAACCATTGCAGGAGTGTTCATCTTAACGGTAGCTTGCCAACCATCCAATGCATCGAGTTTAGAAACATCCATGTCCCCCGTAGCCACTGCGCCGTTAGCAACTTTTTCAATGGTCCAAGGACCGCCGTCGTTGCCCGTGACTGCATAGTCTGATCCAAAGGCAGCTTGAACTTGAGCAACAGTAGCATTCCAATCAAACCATTTTGTTACGGAGTTAAACTCGATGTTGAACACTCCACCAACTGCAGGACGACTAAAATCAAAAGTCTGAACCCCTGTAGTAGATCCAGAGCCAGCAGAGACGACCGTAACACTTTTTGCTACTGCAGCTACTGCAGCCCATGTTCCCTCTTCCACTAGTTCATTAGCTCGTATAAGCAAGAGCCACTTTTCTTTTACACCGCTTGCGCCTGCAACAATTTCGCTAACAGACGCTGTTCCATACGGAGTTAAAAGGGTGCCGTCAGCACTACCTATTGCGGTCTTTGCACCAGCGGTAACATATGTGATAATGTAGTAGTCACCGACTGTGCCAGTAACAGTAACGCCGCCTTCAGTGTTAATCTGATACAGACCGTTCAATGCAGTCGCTAAATCTGCTGTGGATACATCAAACGCAAGGGCTGACGTAGCATACCCTGCTCCGTCAGTAACCGTAAATGTTCCACCCGTTGGCTTCTCGGCTGTACGAAGCCCAACACCTAGTTTGATTGCATCGGAACTCCAGTCAACCGATTGCCACGGTGAATTAGTAACGCCGCTCGGTTCTACCGGATAAATTTGAACGGTTTCAGTATCACCGTCCATGATCGGTGCCAACTTTGTTATTACTGTTGACGTTTCAGTTCTAACAAGTCCAGTCTTACTGGAGTCAGTAATGTCAATGATTAGTTTACGTATGTTTGCCATAGTAAAATTCCTTTCGTTTTATTCTAACAGATTTGTGGTTTGGATAAAGGGGTGATTTCTGTGTTAATGAAATTACGGGGGAGTGTAGGTGGCAGCAAGTTTCCCTTCTGTTAGATCGGGTAATTGAATTGGGCCACGAACTATTTGGTTTAAAACACTCGCTTCACCCAGCGTAGCATTCCAATTGATCTTGCATATTTCATACCATAACGTACCAGTTGTAAAAGGGGTTACGGGATCGTCAGTTCCTGGGGTGGGTGGATCTAGTTCACCCTTTAATTCGTATTCATCAAAAGTACATTCATCCAGTCGCCACATTGTCAAATGGTGTTCTGTATAATCTTCATCGACAACCCAAGTATGAGACTGCTGTGCAAGGGTGTAAGTTAGTTTTAACCAGATGGAACTGTTTGCAGTAATGGTGAATGGATCGGTTTCATCTATCTCTAAATTCTTGGAAACCAATGGATCTTCGTTCCCTTCTGGAAAAGTAACGTATCCACTGCAAATTTTTATTTTGTTGCTTCCAACTTTTTGAGCCTTGAATTGAAAAGCAGGAATGTATGTTGGGTCAACATCAATAAAAGTTCCGCAAACACCTGCTTCTGAAAATCGAATACCAGGACCAAAGATAAGACGTGAACGTTTAAGATACACCCACAAAGGGGCAAGTGCCCTGTGCAGGAAATTAATTTTCGGGGGATCTGGAAGTTCAATCATTACGCACCTTGCGGATATTCCCATGCCCACACTTCTTGGTTGGTCCAGTATGGAGTGTATTTTATTGCATCAGACGTTAGCGTAGCCAGCCTCCAAGCAGCAGACATAGTGAGTGCACTAACTAAGCCTGCAGGTGCTGAACCAGGGTATCTAATATTGTCTCCATCGGATTCCACCGTAATAACATCACGAAGAATCTCTTCGGCAAAACCAGGAACTGTCCCTACAGGAGATTGCTGCGCGCTGAGAATCTCTTTGTCAGTAGCATACGTCCATACAATTTCTGGAGACACGTATGTTACATCTCGAACTGCAACATTTGGGGTAGTCGTAGTTGCCGAGGCAGTTTTAACCGCTGTGCGTCGTTGCAATTTAGGTTGAGGAACTTCATTAGGATTTTTGTCACCAAGCCACCTTAACGTTATTGCGGTAAAACTTCTGCCCACCTCTTCTGTGATTTCTGTAAGGTACAGAGAAGGATATTTGGTATGCCTAGCACCAAGTTTTCTTGTTATAAGAAATGAATATTTCGCCGCGAGTGGCCCCATATACTTCTCTGTTAGAACGTCCAGCCCTTCCCCTGTACTATTCCATTCTGCACCTGCTTGAAGATGAAGCGTGGCTTTTGATTTTAAACTACCAAGATATTCGATTGACATTTGTTTATGCAGGTGCGCCTCCTAACGCGTCTTTGAGAATCCTATTCTGCTCTTGTAAAAGACCATTACGTTCACGGTCCAATTTCTCTTCTTCAGCCTTTTTCTTTGCAGCGGCCGCAGCAGCCTTCTTTCGTTTAGCATCTCCACGTCTGACTTGGTTGTACCCTCTACCAGCTCCTGGAGTTGTTTTTTCAAGTCCTTGACTAATATCAAGCCCGCCCGAGTTTTGCAAACCGCCAGAACCTTGCAGCCGAGATTTCCAGTTGTCCTGCCAGTGCTTTCCTCTTTCATCCTTTTGGCCTTTCAATATGAGCTGGCCCTTAGCATTCATTTCCACGTCCTTCCCCGGTTCCACTGCTGGTGCGTCTCCAACTTTACCTTCTGGCCCAATTCTGGCTTTCAGCCCTGCATCAACTAGTTTCTGCCATTCTGTAAGAAACTTCTTCCGCGCCGCTTCTTTAGTGGATCCATCTGCAAGACCTTTCATCCAATTCGCAACTGCATGCGCGCCGTCTTGCACTTCCAATGCAGCTTCAGTCATCTGCTCTTCCAGTGCATTCACCAGTTTCTTATTTCCTTCAAGCCCAATTGCACCACTGATTGTTTTAAAGTGGGATTGAGCCATCTCCTCAAAACTTTTTGTTTTGGATTCAAAGTCATCTCCCATGATGAGCTTCCCTAGCCCAGGAATCTGACTGATCCCGATGAGAATTTCCTGAACCACAAAGTGCAACCCAGCGCTGAATGTAGTTATGATTCCAGCAAAACCAACCTGTAGCATCCCAACTACCGACATCGCAGCATGACCAAGGGCGCTCCCAATAAGCCTGGCCCACCCAAGCGCTTGTGTTTTCATCCCACCCCACCAAGTTGCTGTTCCCTCAGCAAGAAGACCAATCGCACCGGAGAATCCTTTGTGCATATGATAGATCATGGCTGTGACTGCATACTCTAACCCAGCTTTCAATGTAGTTATTGCTTGGTCTGAATTATCAAATGCGCCTCTGAATGCATCTGCTGCTTCACGTATTGCTTTCCCCACTTTCAGTGCCTTCCCCGATTCTACAAAACTTCTCATTAAGTCGGTGGCCCATTTTGTTGCTTCTCGAAGAACACTGGTTAAGCCGCCTTCACCTATAGCCAACTTTAATTCTTCGAACGCAGACTTAACAATTTTCAAATCACCACCTAGATTATCTAACATGGTGTCAGCCATTTTCTTTGCTGATCCATTTGCTTTCAAAAGCTCGGCATTAAGCCCCTTCACCCCACCCACTGTTTGAATAAGAACTCCACCTGCGGCATTAGCTCGTAATCCAAAGATGCCTACTCCAGCTGCCGCAAGTTTAGCACGGTCGTTAGTTACTGTAGCAGCTTTATTAAACGTCTCAAAGATTTCCACCAAGCTATGCGTGGCTGGATTCACCTCATCAGCAGTTATCCCAAGCAGTTTCAATCCTTGTCGGACTTCACCTGTTGGTTTTACAAGACGAGCCATAATGTTTTTCAGTGCAGTGCCAGCGTCACTAGCTTGAATGCCTGAATTTCCTAACACTCCAATGGCTGCAGCTGTTTCTTCAAAACTAATCCCCAATTGGTTTGATATGGGCGCAACCTTTTTGAACGCTTCCCCAAGTTGAGCCACGTTAGTGTTTGCGCTACCCGCTGTTAGAGCCAGTACATCCGCCACACGACCGGCTTCGGCAGCAGCCATGCCAAATGGAGTCATTATGTTTGAAGCGATATCCATTGCTTCTGCTAGTTCTAATCCACCTGCGGCAGCTAGGTTAAGAAGCTCCTCAGATGCTGCTAGGATGTCGTTTGTCTTAAAACCTGCCTGAGCTAGGAAAGCCATGCCTGCTGCCGCCTCTGACGCCGAGAACGCTGTCGTGGCCCCGAGCTCACGAGCTTTCCTGGTTAACCTATCGAATGCCTCACCTGTGGCTCCTGTTAGGGCTTTGACTTTGGACATCTCCATGCCGAATTCTGCAATGGAACGAGCTGCGCTTATTCCAAAACCTACAGCAGCTGCAGTAGCAGCAGCCGCCCCGACAGCTAAACTTCTGAAACCAATGCTTGCTAACTTTTTGCCAAATGCAGTAGCCCCACGGGTAGCCATTTTCAGCTTACGATTAAATGATCGTGAATCTAATCGAAGCGTGCCGTCTAGTGTAAAGGATTTTGCCATATGCTATATTCTCTTTCTGCCTTTATATTTATTCGCAAGGCGCTGCATTCTTTTTGCCGTCCATTCTTGCAGCTTCCTTGACTCTGCTTCCATAGCACCTTCTAAAGCATCGACTCCGTGCTTAACTCCGGGTGCAGCATTTCTGAATTTAGTTCTATGTGCAAATGAAGTTGCTCGTTTACCCCACCCTTCCTTGGCCGCTATGGACGTAGGTTTTAGTGGCTTTCTAACAGACTTCCATTTGGCCAATGCTTTCAACCAACCGAGACTAACATACCGCACAGCAGCACGTCTGGCCTTTATCATGGCGCCCGCCTTCTTTTTAGCTTGGCTCCCAGTTAATCTTTTACCCATGTCTTTGGCCCTTTTGTAGATGATTGCAAGGGCGATACCTTTAGGATTGGCGGGTGTTCCTAATTCGGCTGTGATTCTCGCCCCTGCAACCTTTGGGGTATTCTTCATCGCAGCAAACAACACGAACGGGGTGCGTTCATTTAGAATATCAGGAATGGTTTTACGTTTCATTGTAGACGCAAACGCCGTCGCAGCCCTGTTAAAATTCTTACTGTTTACTTTAAGTCTGGTTTTCACCCTATTAATTCGTCTACATTGTGTAGTCTATCATGATCTGCCGAAACGGCTCTAACATTTTCTCCATTCGCCACTTTATACGACCACAGCAATTGCATTCCTGTAGAGTATGGAAGTTCAAATGCCACTTCATGGAAACCTATTGCACCTTCAGTTGCGGCCATCACTCCTCGCTCGTAAGAGGCGAGCCATGATGGCCAGTCGCATTTCCCATTTCATTACCTACAGGCGCTGTTTCTCCAGAATCGAATTCAGCTTTTTCAACTTCAGTAATAATCTGCTGAGCAACTTCAAAAGCTGATTGCCAATTCGGTGTATCGGGGCCCATTACTTTATTTTCCTCAGCCCACTGAATAAACATCTCTGTACCAGCAGCGGGATTTTGAAAAATACGAGTAATGGCAATGGCATTAGCAACGCAACAATACAAAACTCTAACAGGATCAAGGTAAGAACCTGACATCTGGAAACCTATTTCGAATGTTGCTGCTCTACGCCTACCGCTCCACCCATGTAATTTTTTACCGTTCCATTCTCGTGGTCCGGCTGATACATATGTGCTTTCAGTAGTAGGCGTTTTGGCGTCCACCTCTTCTTCCGGATCACCAAGTAATTCGATGTCGTTCATGTTAGCTTAAATGTTTTTTTGTTCTTTCGTCTGCATCAATGCGAATGTCCTTAAACCCAGGAACGGTCATAGTGTATGACCCATCTTTTGCAGTGGCTGATTTAACGGTGTTACCTGAGTGCGGTATTCTAACAAAGGGAATTAGCTTTAGCAGGTCTCTGAAAAAAGACTTACGAGCGAAAAGCACTCTGCATGCAATGCGGGCCACAACATCTGGATCAACATCAAATTCAGCCGTTTCACGACCTTCTTCGATTGCCAGCTTCTCATCGTTAAACGCATTAACGATCTTCTTTGCTTCATCGTCGTCTTCTGTATGTA